GCGCGACCTTGCTCGCCTCGTACCCATTGGCCGTTATCGCCAGCACCGTGCCATCCGGCATCCTGCCCTCGATATAGTCGCCGGTCAGCGGTTCCGCACCACCCTCTATCGCCGCACGCTCGATGGCGGCGCAACCCCTGAGCGTCACCTCGACCTCATGCTCAACGCCCTCGCACTTATCGATAGCCGCATTGAGCTTGTCGAGCTGTTCGTAAAACCGGTCACGCAACTCTACCGGCACAAGCCAAGGCAATCTGTCGACACCCCACTTACGCTCCAGCCTACTCACCTCGTCATCATACCTGTGCAACGCCGCCTGCTGACGCTTCAACGCCCCTTGGCTCGGCTGATAGTACACCTTGTTCGTCTTCGGCTTACCTCTCGCCACACGCTTTTTAGCCACCATAATTAACCCCTTTTTTCTTCAGTCCGTCCGTCCGTCCGGTTGTCCGTCCGGTTCCTAGTGAAACCGGACAGGACGGACAACGTCCGCTTTTACCGGACACTGTCCGGCGGACACCGGACATTTTTCGATAACTAATTGTTTTCATTTACTATCCAAACCTTTTTGCTGTCCGCCGCGACAATTCCAAACTCAATTAGCTTGTGACGCGCGTCGCCAGCCCTTCTGCGGTCTAAATCGGGGCATTTTTCACGATGTTTCTCGTGCCACAACGTCGACGAAACAACGCTATTACCCGTCTCGATAATCGCGTTCTGTAGCGCCTCAAGAGCCAACCGCTGGTTTACCGACAGGCCGCCCGACTTGCGCTTCTTGGGCGCCTCATCGCCGTCCACGCGCGTCAGCACAATGGACGACCCGTCGATCAGCGCCACCTCGGTCATCTCGAACACCTGCTCATCCGCAGGCTCGGCGTCCTTCTGCTTCTCGCACCGCATATACACTAGGTTTTCGTCTTTTGCGACCACCAGCGACGTGTCTACGGCGCCTAGAAGCGCGCTAGAGCCGCGCATACCGCGCGTGCTGTCCTTGCCGCTGTGGTGAATACCCACCAGCGCACACTTGCAGTGCGCCTTGAGGCTATCCGCCGCCGCCACCCACAGCCCCAGCTCGGTCGCGCTGTTTTCGTCCGCCCCGACCAGCGACCTTGCCACTGTGTCGACGAACACGCACGTCCAGCCGTCACCGGCACGGTCGATTGAGCGCATCAGCTTCTCGACGTCGCTTTGTTCACGAAAATTCACAGCAACCTGCAAGACGTGAAGATTATCGCCCACCTGACGGCCGTTGTGTGCTTCCCACGCCTTGAGGCGCTTGCCAAGCCCGCCAACGCCCTCACCGGCGATATACAGCACCTTACCCTGCCGCGTCTGCATGCCCTGCCACGGGATGCCCTCAGCGATCGACAGCGCCATATCGAGCGCGATAAACGACTTACCCGCCCCCGGCGCGCCATACATAACGCTGAGGCCGTGTTGCGTGATGATCCCGCTATCGCCATCGCCAATCACCCAATCAATCGGCGGCATGTTGCGTATGTAGCTGGCGCCAACGAAGTCGAAGTAATCGCCATCCGGCTCGCCCGCGTTGTCGTTGTCCGCGACCACGTCGACCGTCGGCGCCGCGAGCAACAGCGGTGCCGCCTTGACCTCGTCTAGCATGTCCTCAATATCCCGACCACCGGCGAGGTAGTCGACGACGTCGCCCTTATCGCCCAAGCCCGACAGCTCGCAAATCTTTACCGCCGCCGCACCGTCAAAGATATTGGCGACCACCGTTTGCGCGTGAGCGCGCCCCGCCTCATCATTGTCCGGCAGGATCACGACATTGCGGCCCGCAAACCACCGGTTCAGCTCCGGCTTCCAGTTCTTCGCCCCGCCGTTATTTGTTGTGGCTACGATGCCGTGCCGCGCCAGCCGGTCGGCCGCCTTCTCGCCCTCGACGATAAATACCGGCATGTCGGGCTTTGCCAGCATGTCGTGCAGGCGATACGGCACCGGCGTCACGCCATCTAGGTTGTGCAACCACCCGCCGTTACCGTCTGGGCGCACCTGACGAAACGTCTTTGGCTCGTAGCGGCGTATCTGGTAGACCACCTCGCCGTGTTCGTCGGTGTAGTCGTACACCGCGCTCATAAACCGCGCCGGTTGCAACTTAACCTGCGCCTGCTTCTGTATGCCAAACTTCTTTTCCAAAATGTCTGGGATGCTACCCATCACCGTGGCGCCCTCATACTTTCGCACGAGACAAATTACCCCGCCGCCCTCGTTGGCCTCAAAGTCGAACCAGGTGCCTTTGCGTAGGTCGACTTCCTTTGAGCCGTGTGTACCCCAGCGCAGTGTATGCCCGCGCTTCTGGTTAGGCTCGCCCCAGTAGGCTTTCGCCACCGTCTCTATATAGCTTGCAATATTGCTCATCTAAAAACCCTCGACCCCTGTTCCCTTGAAGGTGCGGGCGACGGCCAAGGGAAAACCGCCGCCCGCCACGCGATCAGAACAGGTCGCCGCCTGCGCTGACGGCGGCCGGTGGTGTTGCCGCCATAGGCGGCGCGACCGGCGCTGACGCGTGTTCTTGTGGTGCGCTACCCGCCGCATCCATTGCGGCTGGGCGATCCACCCAGTTGACGATGGACAGAACCGGCGCCTTAAAACGCAACTCACCCTGCGGCGACTGCATCTTGATCGTCTCGGGCGTACCGGCTTCGATCACCGGTATCTTGCCCGCATTGGCGCTACGCTCGGCCATAAACTGGTCGTGCAACTTATCGACCACCCGCAGAACCGTCTTGGCGCTGTGGCTAAATTCACGCGGGCCAGTTTCGCCGCTAATCACAATACGCATACGAAACGCCTGCTTATGCTCTTCGCTTGGCTTCGCCACCATTGCGTCGCCGATCTTGACCATATGAAAGTCTGGGGCGCCTGACGCAAAACTCAGCCAGCCCACTTCCATATTGTCTAAATCTGCGGCGAATTTGAAGCCCGGCGCTATGTCCTCTTCCTGCTTTTGCCAAGTACCGTCGGCCCCTTGGACGCGGTCTTGTTTGATCCAGTCACCACCCTTCGCATCGAATTTGATGATCGGTAAAATGTCCCCGCTTGAACGGGCTTCTGTGCTAAAACCTAATGCCATAACCTTTAACTCCTTAACGTCAACATTAGTTCAAACATGCCGATTACCGGCGCTACATTGGCTTTTCAGGGCCAATTCTTTTTTCGGCTAATCGCCACCACAAATCTGGCAACGGCCGTAATTTTTCGTCGGGTAAAACCCAGCAAAGCCCGTGACCCAAGTCGACTTGCTCTGCGTGTTCGTAAAAATCTTTTTGTGCCGCCCACCCCCGGACGTCCATTACATATTCTTGTTCGGTTGAAGATACAAGCACACAAACTGACGCTTTGAAAGCGTCTTTTGATTTAAACAACATACGACCGTCACGGTGAAACGTCGACTTCACGTCTATACTCACCCGGTCGCACCACAAGTCAGCGCCGTCATCAATGCCCAAGGCGCTCGGCTCATACGGTAACTGAAACAGTGCGGCAACGGCGTATTCAGCTCGCACGCCAATCCAATCTAAATCGTTGTCGCCCCGGCTCTTGTCTCTTTTTTGATTACCGACGCCCGACATACGAGCCAGTTGCCAGCGGCCAGTTGCGGCCTGCCTACACTTCGATAAATCTTTTGGCGGAATTTCAACCAGCATCATTTCAACTTCCAATCGACGCCGTCTTCGGTCGTCAGGCAATACGTCGCTTCATTCGGCCGGGCAAACGCCAGTTGCGTCAGCGCGACGTGACACTCGCTGATCGTCTCGTGTTTTGACACGACGCTGACCACGCCCGCCTCAGTGCTGGTCATCGTGACCAATATTAGCCAATATTTCATTTGCTCATCCCTATCAATTCTCGGCACACAAAAATAAATTCATCCCAAGACATCGTCGCCGTGTAACGCCAGTCGTATGCCTCGGACTTGTCGCCAGCCAGCGGCCTACCCAGCATGACTAGCGCCTCGATGGGTATGCGACACTGGATCGGCTGACGGTCGAGCTTCCAGATCAACGCGGGCAACGCATCATTCGTGTTGTGGCTCGATCTGCAAGTCGCACAGATTTGATCCCACCAGCCCGGCGACACCGAGTTTTTGTAACGCTTCAATTCCAGCTTAAACGGGAACGGCGCGCTCGGCGTCAGGTCGTCCATCCCGACCGTCTGATATTGCAGGATGTTGCGCTTGAAAGTAATGCCGGGCGAAAACTCGTCATTCAGCATTGAAGCCACCGTTCTTTCGAAGCTGGCCCCCTTGTTGCGACTGTTTACCATCAGCCCAACTTCTCCAAGCCGACACGACCACCCTGACCGTCGAGAGATGACTGCACGCTCCGCTGGCGAATGTTGCTGGCGATTTGCTTGGCGAGCATCTCGTCAGCCAGCGACGACTGACTGCGGTGAGCTGATAATTCTAGCTCGCCCTTGAGCGCCTCGATCGTCGACGTGCGAAGCCGAAGCAAAACTGGTTTAATTTCTGGCATTTTGTGACCCCTTCTGTGATCCAAGCTGGAAGCTAAAAACGCTTCTAGCAACTTTTTGGTACTAACATGCCCCAAAACACCCAAAGCCCGTCAGTGAGCTTCTATGGGCGATTAAAGGCATAGTGCTATTTTTTTGATATTTTCTTAATATTCGTTAAATACAGCACTTGACGTACACTAATATAAAGCCCATATTCAAATAGTCGAGAGGCACAAAACAGGTAAATTTACAAGGGAGACTAAAATGTCGGATTATTCATTAAACCTAAATGCTATCACTTGGCCCGCTACTCAGGCCGTCTTCAATCTTGACGATAGCTTTGTTGGCACACCTGATTATATGGGTGTCGCATATTTCTGGAACCACGCCTATCGCCACTACCTGCGCGACGCGTCAATCGCTCAGCGCCGTCGCATCCACAGCAAGATGCTGGATTGCGGATTGGACGTCAGTGGCGTCAGCGAGATGCACGCCCAAGTCATCTTTAATTGCCTCAACGGCAAGAAATTAAAAAACGGTCACACCGTAAATTGGCAAGACCTTGCATCAATGCGCGAAGAGGCGGCGGCTTAACGGCCCCGCCCCAACCAAGGGAGAATAATATGGAATATTTCAGCGAAATATTTTTAGCCGACGGCACCAGCAAAGTGCTTGGCGTGATGCACCCATCAATCAAAGAGGCGCAAAACGAGGCGGCGAGATACCTGCACGCGAATGGCATCGACCCAGTCCAATACGTCCAGATCAAGAAGCTGTACAAGGGTGGCCGGTCTGGCGTCCACGCCAACTATAGGTATGTGGATTTTTACAACACCTGCGACGGGTCTGGGCATCTGGTCGTGCAGGGTGGCTACTTTAGGAAGATTAAGTAAATGAAAAAGATATGCCACACACACTTGAAGCTGGACGAGGCGCAATCCTTCGTCCGGCATTTTCACCGACACTCAAAGCCGCTGAAGCGCCACATGTTTTCGATTGGCGCGCATCAGGGCATGCTGATGTACGGTGCGGGATTTCACGAGCGTCACGGCTTCCCGCTTGGCCTTATTGGCATTGCCACCGTCGACCGGTGTTCGTCGGCTTGGTCGAAGTACCCCGGCTACATCGAATTGCGGCGGCTTTGTGTAAACCCAAAGTATGCTGAAACGCACGCCGCAAGTTACTTGATCGGCAAGGTGAAGCAAGCCTGCTTTGCAATGGGCTACAAAGTCATCGTGACCTACACCCGGCCAAACGAAAGCGGCGCGTCTCTTATGGGCGCCGGGTTCAGCATGAACCAATGGAAAGTCGAACACGATCGCAAAGGCACCATCACTGACGGTCTGGTGAGATGGATTTGCATTGATGGTCGCCAGCCGGACGTGGACGACCGTGAGTTTGCCAGAAGGGGGTTGGATCGCATGAAGGAATTATCTGGAGATCACAATGATTAAAGAGTTTTTCGGAATGTTGTTTTTGGTGTCGTTTGCGATTGTGATGTGTACTAACGCGGTAACGACTGAGTGGAACCTATTTGCGCTGATGGTTAAGTCGGCGCAGTATTTCGGGGGGCAGTGATATGTATATGTTTCCTAAAAACGATGTGTCTTTCGACATACGGTCAAGCGCAGAGCTTTGGGGCTTTTTGATTGAAGCCGCAGATCGCAATGGCAAGGTGTTAGAAACCTACTACCTGCATCAGTCGTATAATATGGTGGATGACAGCCCAGACAGTAGCTGGAAGTTAAAACTTGATGGTGCCGACGCTTATTCCGAGCCGCTACTGACCGGCCGCTTAGTGTATGGCCGCACCGACCCATTCTCGCCGCTAATGAAGTGCCTGCAATTTTTGAATAAGAAATGGGGGCAGTGATGATTGTTTACTTGGCAACCAACACGGTCAACGGCATGCAGTACGTTGGGCTTACTCGCAGAAAAAGTTTAAAGCCTAGAGTGGCTGAACATTTTGCCGGAGCCAGAAACTCTAATAAAGGAAGCCACAAAACCATAGCTCACGCTATTAGGGTTTACGGTGAAGACGTCTTTAAGTTTGAGGTTTTGGACAAGACTGAAAACCTAAAAACATTGAGCCGTGCGGAAAGGTACTGGATACAGAAGTTAAATACAAGATACCCAAACGGGTATAACGTAAAGTCCGGTGGCTGTCCTACTTTTAAACTAGCCGCTGGCGACTTGTACGAAATTGACGGGAAAAAATATTATGGGTGCGGCGATCTTGCAGAGCATTTTCCTATCAGCGTCCATAACATTAGGCACAGAATTTTAAGGGCTGGATGGACACCTCGTCAGGCGGTAGAGATTGATGCCCCGCCAGCAGGCATAAAGAAATACAATGGAAGACATCACAAGCTGTATTCTTGTGGAAAAACAGTATGTATCAACGATAAGGAGTTTGCCTCAATAAAGGCGGCCTGCAAGTATTACGGTATAAAAGAAAATTTATATCATTCTCGCAAAAAGCAGGGCTGGCCTTTGAACGAAATATTTGAAATTAAAAAGCGAGACCGCCCAACTGGCTTCGGGTCTAGGATCACCGTTGGCGGCTTGTCTTTTCCTAGTGTGTCAAAAGCATCAAAGCATTTTGGGATTAGGGCTGGGTGCGTAACACAGAGATTGTCAAATGGATGGACAATAGGCGAAGCATTTGAGCTTGAGCCAAGACGGCCTCACACCAATTCAATAAAGATAAAGGGCTTTGGTTCTATATCAGAAGCGGCAAGGGCAACTGGTATAAACTCAAGCACCATATCTTGGCGTATCAGAAATGGCTGGACGCCAGAACAAGCCGTTGGCCTTGAACCGGTACACGGCAACAATCAAAACCTGCGTAAATCTAACAAGTGGAGTAATTGAAATGAATACATCTAAACACTGCAAAATCATTAAAGATATGGATGAAAAGATTATGAACGGTGAGCGCGCCTGCGCTGACTTTATAATATTGTTGACTGCGTTGCGCGACTTGGTGGATCAGTCGCACGACTACAATCGCAAAATGTCTGACCGCGTAAACGCAATGAAAACTCAGGTGGACGAGTGGCGTGATCGTGCCAGCAATCTTGAAGAGGCGCTCGATACAGAGAAAAGCATTTTCAAAATTGCTGAACGTCACTACACAAAAAAGATAAACGTGGCTAACCGCCGCGCTGGCATCTGGAAGGCAAAAGTTGAACGTCTAAAAGCACAAGGAGAAAAGTAATGGTCGGTAAAAAAACACCCAATAATATTGTCACGGGATCAAGACTGCCCGCGCTATTAAACGCGTCGCCATACGACACCCAAAACGATCTGCTGGCAAGCGTGCTGGCAGACATCGAGGGCAAGCCTGACCCCAAGCCATTCAACGGCAACGAAGCCTGCGATTGGGGCGACGCGCTGGAAGGCATGATACTGACCGAGGCGGCTAACCGCCTCGGCCTCGACGACTTGAAGCTGGATCACGACGCGCTGTTCCACGACAAGATACCTTTTGCGGCGTCGCTCGACGGCACCGCAGATGCGGGCGTCGGCGGCTGGGTCGACACCGACTACGACAAGGGCATCATCTGCCCCAACGGGCGAGTGTTTGTGACCGGCACCGGTGTTCTGGAAAGCAAGCTCACTAGCGCCAAGCCAGAAGAGGCGCCAGCGCCCCACAGAGGCCCGCTACAGCTCCAAGGGCAGTTGATGGTCAGCAAGTGTACTTGGGGCGCTGTGTGCGTCTTATACGGCGGCGTAGAGCTACGCATCTTCTTGTATCAGGCCGACGCGGCCGTGCAATCGAAGATCATCGACGCGGTCGAAGACTTTGAGCGCCGCAAGTTCGACATCGAGTGGTATCCGGTGCTGTCATCCTCGGACGGCAACACCGCCTACCCACGGGTAGACGACGGCGCCGAGCCGCTGGAATTGCCCGCCACCGAGGCTGAGTGGCTCGCCCAGCTCGTTAATGCCAAAGACGCCAAGCGTGCGGCCGAGGCCGACATCGACGAGGCTGAGGCGGCGCTGAAAGAGTTTATGGGCAGTCACGAGCAGGCCACCGGCATCGTCGGCAATACCAAATACTCGGTGCGCTGGCCGATGCGGCAGTTCAAGGCACAGCCGCCCAAACCAGCCACCCCCGGCAAGCCAGCCCGCACGGTGCGCCAGAACACGCTGACGATCAAAGAGGTGCGTGATGATTGACGTGCCGCTTACGCCGAAACAGCACAACATGAGGCTGGTGATAGCGCGGTTCCACCGCAAGTACGGCTATTACCCGTCGATCCGTGAGCTGGCCGAGAAGACCGGCAAGTCGATGACACAGTGCGCCAGATATATGAACGCGCTGGTTAAGCGCGGCGCCGCAGAAAAGACCGCTGGCATCGCGCGCGGCTTTCGGTTACTGTAGTCGCGTCGGGTTTCCTCCCACCCGATAAATTGAGCGACTGGCCCCCGTTTCGGCGGGGGTCTTTTTTGTGTGCGACATTTTGTCGCATTATTAGTGCTTGCGTTATGCTATCAATCTGATATAATGAGTTATCAATTAAGAAAGGGAGAATTGATATGACCAAGTTAAGACCAATCGTTAAAGACGCCTTTAAGTGTGACGCTCTGGTTTACCAGTTTGAAGTCATTGACTGTGAGGATGGGCTTTTGACATCTGACGATGTTGAGGCAGAGGTCAACGAAAAATTCAGTGACGCATACATCATAGGCGAAGCTGAGAACAGGTTGGACATCTGCCACAGTGGTGACAACATGACTGACCCAGACTACCGCCGTGAGGCGCGTCAGCTTGAGCGTTTCATCAGCAAATATTCTAAGGTGGTGGCCTAACGGCCCCACCCCAAACAAGGGAGAATAAAATGAATATTTATGTAAACGAAATCCGCGACACTCGCACAATTCAAGATGTCTATAGGAACAGGCACACAGATGAAAATGGTCGCAGTACATACTACTGGGCGTCTGTGACAGTCAGCCAAGGCGTTGACGGTGTAGCAAAGCGCGAATTGCGCGGCTTTTTTCAAACAGACGATCCGCATCGTGGTCGTGCTTTCCTCAACCCAGAAACAGGTCGTTACGCACGAAGCGAAAAGATTGCAAACCAAATTCGTGTGGCGATAGAGTTGAAACTAGCTATATCGAAAATTGGCTGTTTGACTGAAAAGCAAAAAAAATTGGCCGCTGGTTTAGGCAAATTGTCAGACGACTTTGACGCAAAAATCAAACTGTCAAAAGAGGCGGCGCAGTGAGCGCCGTCCCGTACACCGTCGGCCAGTGGGCGTGGCTGGTCGACGATCGAGGCCGTCAGATCAGCGTGCTGGTCAGATATGTCGAAGAGATGGACGACGGCTACACCGTCACGTTTGAGAACATGCAAACCGGCGACAGATATCACCGCCGCTATAGAACAGGGGAAAACAATGAAGACACCAACAGTTGAAGAATTGAAAAAGGCGCTCGCCATACCGGTCGTAAAGCCACCGGTGGATCGGCTGGGTCGGACTAACCGGCCAACCACCAGCAAGAGCATAATGCTCAAGGTCAGAGAAAAAAGCCCTATAAAATAGTTTCTCCCTGACCCCCAGCTTCGGCTGGGGGTTTTACTTTTTGCCGAAGAATTTTGTCGCTGACCTGACGCCGAAGCTGGCCGCAACAATCGTGCCGAGCGTGTACTGATAGAACGTCGGCATCGCCTCAAGCGCCGCAAACCCCTCAGCCACTATCTCACGCCCCCAGTCGCCACAGAAGGCGAGTATCAGCGGCACGCTAAACAGCAGTGTCAGCCACTCGTCTTTCCAGCTTGTGGCGCTGGCGTCTGCCATCTTCAAGTCCCAGTCGATTTCGCCTGTCGCCTGTTTTTCGGCTATGACGGCCTCTGCCTTTGCTTTGGCTACCTTTGCGCCTGTTTCTGCCTTAGTGCGCTCCACGCGGCCTTCTAGCCACGTTGAGGCTATGTTCATTGCTGGGCCTATCAGTGCTGTAATCATTTCGCTTCGTGTCCCATCCAAACTGCAAACGCCCCCGTGGCGGCACCGACTATGGTGCTGACGAAAGCCGTCTGCTGTGTCGTCGCCTCAGCTCCGAGCGACATAAACCAGTCACACACATTCCAAGCCATCACCGTAAAGGCGATCATCATTAGCCGGGGTAATATCTTCCAGCGCAAAAAGCGCTCCATTGTGACTTCACCCATTAACCAAGTTCCTCATGCGGCCGACCAGACGCTTTGCCCGGTTAGGAACCTGATCGTGCCAGCGGCTGTCGACCATCTCGTCTGCGGCCCGGTTCCAATCACGCGCATCGACTGCGGCCTTCATGTTTTTGAATTTGGACATCCGAGGGTAGCCGAGGTTAAACATCATGTTCGCAATGATGAGCTGACACTCTTCTGGCAGGTCGTCGAAGTCTGGGTACAGCCGGTCGCAGTCCTCTAGCGTCACAATGACGTCGAGGTTAAACGCTCGGCGCACGCGCTCTTCTGACACCGGCGTGCCAACCGGCTGATCGTATTCGGGGTCAGCCTCTACTATTAGGTGGCCGATACCGAAAGTTGGCAGGGCGTGCGTGTCGAGATAAATCTCGTATTTACAGCCCTCATCTTCGGCCAGCTCTTTGCGTAATTGGTCTTTGTTCATCGTCTCATTTCCATAATGACTTCAATCGCTCGATGCCAGCTCTCAGCTTCCGCCTCAGCGTGGAACCGAGACGCCGACAGTCGCATCGAGTATTGCCGAATAGACGTAACCGGCATGAACAGGCATCGCCGAGCGTCCGGTGATACAAGGCAACAAACATCGTAATCGTCCTTGGTAGGTAAGTGTTTTGCTTTACAGCCGTGACCCAGTTGGAAGTGGTGACGCGGAGATCGACCATCTTTATCGCACAGTAAACTCGCAGTCTTTGCTTGAACCCGAATATAGACATTGTCTTTCCACGCTACCAAATCCACCCGATCCTGCTGACAAAGAGATACGCGCCAGCCCATACCCAAAATGGCGCTTGCGGCGATATATTCGCCAATCAGCCCGGTTGTAGTTTCGCTCATCTAAATGATCGTTGCTGTTGCCACTCCGACCATCATAGCCACAATAATCGCGACGGCTAGTGCCACCACAGTCACAATAATTAAAAATGTTTTGATGTTTTCCATCAACTCATCGTGCGCCATCTGAGCTTCCTTTCGCGCCTTCGCCGCCGCCTCTCGTTGCTCTTGAATACGTTTTTGCCGTTCCGCAAGAATTGACCCCCACGTCCCGTGTCCAAAGCGCATGTCGACCATCGACGCAACTTCCCTAAGCGCCTCTGCCGCAAGGCGTTGGTCAATAATCTCTTTTGCAACCGTATCAACACCAAACTGCTCACCCAAGCTAATGCCTGATTTTTTCGATGCCTTTTTTTGCACCTCGTCTGTGCCTTTGAATAATGCGTCAATTTCAGACGCAATGCTAGACACGTCCTTAGCCGTACCGATTGTGGTTTTTATGCCGTCCACTGCGGCCTTAACCAGAGCAATACCAGCCAGCGCCTCTGCAACTACCATTATGTCAGTCTCCCCGGGGCCAGTGGCTTACACTTATATGATTGTGGCATGATCGCGCCCTTATGAATAGACGCAATGTCGTTTCCCATCTCATGCGCCCGGCTGACGCATTGCTCTCTGGTAGCCCACGGGCCAGTTGTGTCGTGATATTCCCAGCAGTGTTCGGGATAGGCTACGCTACAGGCCAGTACGATTACCTTGAACATCAGGCACGGCCAAGCGCCTTGTCGAGCTTGTCCTCGACGCGGTGCAGGGCGTCCATTACCTGACGCATGTCGTCACGCAGTTCCATTCGCGTGGCGTATTCTTCGCGGGTCTTGTTCAGCAAAATGTTGAGCCGCTTCTGCTCTTTGTTCTGCTCTGACAAAAACCACGCAACGCCAGCCACAACAAGGCCAAGTAGCATGTCTATGAGGCTGGTCATTTCCATCAGTCAGCATCCGATACAGCCAGTTCGCCAGCTTCCATTCGCACAAATAAATTTTCGGTGTCTGCACTTATTGTGAGCGTGCCTTCTTCAGATTGACGCATCATTTCTACATAAGCGGCATTTGCGGTGTCAATAGGCACAAACCACTCAACCCCATCAATCGTTGCTACTATACAAGCTGGATTGCCATCTCTATCATTTTTGTATTGAGCATCTGTAATGTTCATTATTACAACTCCGAATTTGCCGTAAATGTGAAGACATAAGAAACGGCGGCGGCTCCATTGACACAGCTATGACAAAATCCATTGATGTCGTTAGCCGCAGTGCCGCCTGCAAAACCAAGATTGATAGTGCCACCATAAACATTCGTTGCAGTTACACTTGATGAGTTAAGTTGCGCCGCTTTACATTTAATCACATTATAACTGACCATTGCGCCTGTATAACCATTGCCGAAGCTCAAGCCGCCAGCCGCGCCTGTTATACCTGTTTCATAATACCGCTGACACTTCTCAAGCGTGGTGCCGATATCCTCGTGTATAAAGCTCGTACTAGACGAACCAACCTCTAACTTTACGCCTGTGATGTAGAAGGTTGCGCCAGATGTGCCGACTACACTGGTTGCGCCAGTTGGCGCATAGTACAAAGCGGATGCCCAAGCATTTGCAGTGCCGCTGAAAGTAGACCCAACGCCTAATCCAAACGCTAATTGCAACCCAGTTCCATTGCCGCTTGTTGCCCAAGTCCCAGATGTCGGGCCTTCAATAGTTACAGTCTTATGTTCCCAAGTGTTCGCAGATGAAATGGTATAGCTGAATGGATATGAATAATTAAATGTTGGTGCATTTACGATTGAGCCGCCAAAGGTGCCTGTTAAGGAGCTTCGCACCCAGAACGACAAAGTTACTGTTTTGGCGTCAGATGTCCCCCAACCCAAATGTGACAAATTATTCGCTTCAATACGTTGGGCAACATAAAACTGGTCACCAGCAGAAACTGAATACGCTGATAATGAAGTAACCCCAGCATAATTAACAAAGCCAGATGGCGGTGTTACAGAACCAGCATTTTGTTGAATTGAATATTTACTTGCCGCACTTTGAAGGCAGATAAGCCTATCAACAGAATATTGCCCACTAGTAGGCGTAATACTGCCCCCACCATTTCTCTGGTCGATGGTCATCGCCCCATTGATGATGAGGTTAGGGTTCGCCGCAACAGCCGTCTGATCGACCCAGCCTAGCTGGCCTGCCCCGTCCGTCTTCAGCACCTGATCGGCGCTACCGTCACCGTCAGGCATCGTGAACGTGGTGTCGGCGGTCACGCTTGATGGCGCTTGCAGTTTGATGCTGTTGGTGTCGGTGTCGTCCTGCAACTTCAGAACGTCCACGCCGTCTGTACCGTCAGCAAACGCGCCAAGTTGCTTTGTAAGCTCGCGCATAGAGTTGTTGACGTTACTAGGCAACATGCCCTCAGCAATCGACACGCCGCCTATATCGGTGTTATTGGACGCCGTCACGCCGTCGTAATCAGTGAGTTTATCCCTGGTCATATCGTTATCCTACTAAATATCCGCCGAAACTACTGTACAAAGAAAAAAACTCCCCGCTGTTTCCCTTTATAGCAACTGTTTGATTAGCGGTAAGTTGAAATGTCTCGCTAAAAGTTACGGTATTGTCACCAGAGGCATCTTCTTGACTGGCAAAATAAGTGTGACTGTAAGCAATGTCATCTATCGTGATGTAAAACGTACTTAATGAAGCGGAATCGTTTACATAAAAATGACCGTAAAAATGGTACAGACCATCAATCGGCGCAGTAAATTCTGAATTAGCAGTGCTGTAATGACTTCCAATATTGTAATCGACTGTAGTTAATCCAGTGACTTTTGCAGTGCCAAAAGAAACCCAAGCTGATGTAGGGCCATAAACACGAAATGCTGGACGCGCTGGTGTAGTCACACGACCAGTGCTATCAATCGACAAAGCCGCTGTGCCGCTACTGTTCTGGATGTTGTCAACTTTGATTACACTGGTCATATCTCGTTATCCTATCAAAACAATTTCTAAGCCAAAAGCAAACCAATCAACTGTTGCAGTATTGTGACCAAACTCTAATACGTCATTTGCACCAAGACTTAACAATTTTGAACCAGTGACATCATCAAAAGTGCCATAACTTTCTAACCACTCACCGTATGATGTTCTGGAACCTCCAGATGGTGTAACCCATAAACGACCTAATCTTCTGCCTTCTGTTGCTTCAGCTCCTGCTGAATAGTGACCTAGTATTAAATAAATTCCTGATACTGGAATAGTCACGCTTCCAGTTGATGTGTTAAGCATATTGTAATCGTTTTTATAAATTATTGTTCTGCCCCCAGAACCTATATTTTGATTAGATGTGCTGTATGCAGTAAATTTATATATACTGGTTTCAATTTCTGTCGATGAAGAACCATCCCACGCCGCCGAAACAAAAGGTCTGTTAGGCATAGTCACACGCCCACTGCTATCAATCGTCATAGCAGACGTGCCGTTGGTGTGCTGTAGTTCCTGTACGCCGATGATGCTTGCCATTATGCAGTCTCCAGTGCCGTAATACGGGCTTCAAGTTCCTGTATGGTTTTCACCAGCAACGGCACTAGCTTACTCTGGTCAATTTTCTGATACACAGGGTTGCCATCGTCATCTACCTCATTGTGTGTGCCGCTGATTGCCTCTGGCACTACGCTTTGCACTTCGTGTGCTAAGAAGCCATCGACTGTGGTGTCAGGGTCAGCGATAAAGTTAAAGCGAACAGGGTTGAGTTGCTTGAGGCGTGTGGTTGCGTCCCAGTTTGCTACCACGTTTTCTTTGAGGCGGTGGTCGGATGATGTAAAGTAGGTTGTGCTTGTCGTTGTAACATAAATACTACCAACCTCTGTTCCGCTGTTATTTACCATTCGTATATGGTTTTGTGCAGAAGTGTTGAAACTATTTGTTTCAATAATCGTGTTTATGTCTGACGGCACAACCTCAAGCGTTGCTGATATGCTTGTCGTGCCAATTCCTATTTTTCCATTGCTGTCGATACGCATACGTTCTGATGCGGCAGTGTCAAATGTCATCACATCATCTGTGCTGGCAGATATTTTAGTGTCACCATCAGCATCTAAAATAAGGTCATTGCCGTTGATGTCTACGTTTCCACTGCTATCAATGTTGATAGCCGCAACTGCGCCGCCGCTGTGTCTGATTTCATCTACATAAATCTTACTCATATCAAACCACCGTCAGGTTGCCGTTAATGGTTATCGTGGCGTTTACAATAAGTGGCCCCGCCGCCAGGCCATTGGTATTAGCCGCAACCGTCACATCTGTGTCGATTTGCTCTTCGTGTACGCGGATAATATCGCCCAGACCGCCGCCAGCTTCGCCCAAGAACGAGCCACCGCCGCCTAGCCCCCAACTGAGTGTGCCAGCGCCGTCAGTGAGCAATGTCTGGCCGTCAGTGCCGTCACCATCGGGCAAGGTAAACGTGGTTGTGGTCGTTACACTCGCTGGCGCTTGTATCTTGATCTGTGCGCTGTTGTCGTCGTCTGCAAGGCTCAACACGTCCAGCCCGACGTTACCGGCCACCACGTCAGCCACATCCGCGAGCTGTTGGCGTATCGCGTTGTTGATGCCCGCCGGGCTACAACCCTCGGAAATATCAATAGACGCAATCGTCGTATTGCTGGCTGGTGTGGTGCTGTAATCTCTTACGCTCATGTCTTGGTTCCTCTAAACCTAATCCTTTATACCATAGTCACGCGCCCGCGTCATTGCCCCATCCGGCGCTGGAATGGCAGGCTCTCGGTGATGTCTACGCGGGGTAACATCTGCGGCGCAACTTGCTGTGCCGTAGAATAAAGCAACCCACGCGGAACCGCTGTCTGCATTGCACTAGCAACCCTAGACGCAATAGATGGTATACGCGTTTGCTGTGGCAAGACAGGCGCACCACTTGGGCGGCCAAATCCTCTAGCCTGTTGCACCTTAGATATAGCCGCCGCCCGTTGCGCTGGATCTGTAGCGAACAGCAGTTGCCCAAGCTCTCGGCTGGTGCGCGGGCCAACAGCAGAAACCGCTTGTCGGGCAATAGGCTCTGCCGCCTCAGCTACAGCTCCGAGCATACCGCCCTGACGGGCGCCAGCCATACCGCGCTGTGCCATTGTTAGGTCTTCAGCCCCAGCCCTCATAGCCTCAGCCGCTGTTTGGAACGACTGGCTTCCCTTCATAACGCCTGATCTGGTGGCCGCCATCCGGCTTTCTTTTGCCAGCGCCTCTTCAAGCGGCGCTATGCTCTCCTCTGGAAACGCCTCTCTGAATTGACGTATTTGGCGCTGGTTGCCCGCAATTTTAGCCGCAAAGTCTGCGCCGCTTCTGGCGCCCTCTAAGTCGTCCCGGATTGTCTGTGCCATACCGGTGCGGAAGTTGTGCATCTCGTCTGCGCCAAAGTCTTTTGTGGCTTCAGCTATTTCGCCTTCACTACGCATCGTTTTGAATTTACGCCCCAGAGACAAGGCGTTTTCTCTGGCCGACGCGTCAGCATATAAACTTCTGGCCGACGCAAAGTCAGGGTTTGCCTTATCAAGAACACTCAAAAAATCAGTTCTTGTGTCTTTAATGGCCTTAGCCATTTGTGTGTCACCGCCCATATACGCGCGCGTGATTTTTTTATTTAACGCACGCTGGACATAGTCTAGCCCGTTCATGTCGATGTTATCGAGCGTAGTCCCGACAAATGGCTTGCCCTCTTCTGCGGCTAATTTCTTTGCCTGACCGATAATGTTTATCATCGACGGCCGGTCAAAAAACGGCTTCAATTTTTGCCGCAGTGACGCAGTTACTTGAAATGCGTTTGACTTGTTATAAGCATCAGCCGCCTTGCCGCCCTTCATCTGATCTACAACAGCCTTAGCCTCAAGGGCTGTTTGCTTAGGCACGCCTGCGTCAATCAAATCCTGCTCAATACGCTTGGCCGCGCCTTCCACGGCCTCGTCGCCAAATTGACGCACATCTAAACTGCGGGCAAGTTCAGCACCCTTACCGGGCGATTGAGCTACCAATCGAGCCAAAGACTGGATGCCGCGACTATCTATATCCGCAAGCGCCATTGGCTTCGGGTCTTTTTTAAGAGCCTCAAGCGCCTGACTTGTTACACCGGCCTCTTTAAGCCTGCGGGCAACCATTCTAGCCGCGCGGACACTTGGTTCAGATACGCCAGCCTCAAACAAACGCCCGGCTGTGCGCGCTACTGGCGCCGTCACAGCCCTTGCGGCAGGTATTGCGGCGGCTATGGCTGGGGCTAACGCCGCGCCCGTCGCGCCATATGTTAAAGCCTCTTCTGCACGACTTTTTGCGTCTGTGCCTGCGCCCGCACCAGCAACGCCACCCAAAAGTGCGCCAGCGCCCGCTGTCCGAGCCAGTTTACCCAACATAGTAGCACCTCTAGTTGCCGCACCAATGGCGGCCCCGGGCGCTAACACCCCACCTAATATCTCAGACCCAACAGCTAGTCCCGGCTCTTGACGACGAAACGCGCTTTCCAAAACGCGCTGACGTGTCAGTTCTTTTTCATATTCTCGCCCAGCCTCATCATCCATAAAACTGCCAATAAATGATGACGGCTCCGATAACGCGGCAACAATCTCGTCTCTAAAGTTAAAAAGCATGCCGCTGGCAAACGCCTTACCGGCACCTGTTACAGCGTCTTGTATAACCGCCTGATCGACGATTTCACTTTGTTCTTTTGGTGATAGCTTGGTGAAGTTGTCATCAACTTCAATAACGCCAAGACCTTCAATGTTTATTTTCATTGTGTCACCACGCTCCAAGTGTTTCCGCCGGTAGTTGTGTTGGAGCCAGATGCCCCATCAGCCGCTGAGGTTGATGACCCTACTTTGCTCCAGTCAAAGCCGCTGTATGGTTTCAACTGCATCTTTTCAGCTCTTACGATTGGCTGACGATTGTACGTTTTTATGGCATCCTCATATGTAGACAGGAAGCTCTGCCTAAAGTTGTTCAACCTTTGCAACGCTACGCTTTTGTTCATTCTATCGAAGTTGCCCGCAAGAATTTCTCTAGCCATAGCTTGTTCAAACTCTGTCATTACACCGGGGCCGAATAACTCAAGACGTGCCGCGCCAACTAACTGTGTCAGCGTCCCTTGTTGCAGGGCGAGCATCAGCTCATCTTGCTCGTATTCTGTGTTTGCGGACAGGTTTTTAATAGCAGAAGAAATCTTTGCCTTTTGCCTTTGAACAAAGCCCTCTGGCCCTGCCTCAATTTGCGCGGCAAAGTTATCTATCAATCTAAGCGTTTTTTCTGGTGCTAGAATTTTGTCGGTTTTGTGTTTTTCTATCTGATTATAATCCATTGTCGTGTACTGGTCGACAATTTGCATCTTTGCTGGGTCAAGCTCTTGTCCTGCCGCTACGTTTCCAGCCTCATACAGCTTGCCATTTTTGCCCAAAACAGCATTTATTACGCGGCCATCATCAGTTACATATCGTCCAGCTTCTGACTTAATCTCGATAGGCTCTGGGCCTCTGCCACCAGTCAACCTCTCAACGCGCCCGTCTGGAAAAATTCTAAATATATCTTTACCGGCGACCTGTATTTTAGGCTGTTGTCTATCCTCAATTAAACGCTGGCGCTCTTCACCAGCCGCATACCCCTTACTAGCCGCCGCACCCATCTCAGCCAATACACGTCCGAGAGACACCGGCGTGGGCGAATAGTCGCTGGCACGCGCACCCGCAATCGCGGCTTGGCTAATCGCCTGACCGACCGGTGACGTCAGCGGCTGGCTAAATGCGCCCATAAAGCCGCTAGGTTGGCTCGGTGGCGGCGTTGGCTTGGACATTGGCAGTACGCCGGGCATACCAGCACCAGACGCCGTCTGCGCCTTTTTCATCTGCGCCTGACGCAATACTTCCCGCATCATAGGTGATAACGTCGGTGCCGCTGGGCGCATCATCATTGGTGGGTTGCGACGACTACCGCCAAAACTGCGTTGGCCGTATTGATTAGTGGCGGTAATTCCGGCTGTCGGCGCCAAGCGTGATGGCATCTGCAAGCGATTAAATCTGTTAGCTATACTGTCCGCCATACTAAGCCCCCAACAATCCCGCTAGGCCGCCGCCAATAGCGCCTAAGCCAGCGTAGGCCGGATTAATTGATCCGAGCATTTGAGCGCCGCCAAGCGCGCCTGACAACGCCGAGCCGATAGGCTGACGATACACCGGCGTGGCAGACGTGCTACCCACCGTGCCGCCTTGGATCATCGCCATATAATTCGCTAATGCCTGACCGGGCGCCTCTTGCTCAAATTGGAAGCGTTGCATATCCGCCTCAAGCTCGGCTTGCGATTGCGCCTCGCGTGCCGCGCCAACTTGCGCCAGCTTCTGTAGGTCGGCGAACCCAAACTCGTATGCGGCTGGTGCCTGCGCTAGTGCGTCTTGCTGTGCCTGATACGCTAGTGGCGCCAGCGCCTGACCAAGTGCCGCCTGCTGGTAGCCTGAGCCGTAGCGGCCGGACTTAGCCGCCTCAGCCTGCACCGCCTCGATTGCTGGGCGAAACGCGGCCGACTGTAGCGGGTTTGTGCCTGCTAGGTTTTGCGCCACAACGGCCTGCGTCATTGGGATAAGAGGCGATCCGGTAGTCGCCATCTGACGTTGCGCCGACAGCGCCTGCTCGCTTTCTGGCGAAAAACCAATCACCGTCTGACCGGGGTAATACTGCTGACCGGTGCCGCTGGCATAGAGCTGTTTAGCCTGCCCCATACCGTACTCAAGAAACGGCTTCGCGTATTCTGGTGGGCCGCTAGTCTGGGTGATTGTGCGTGTTGATCCGCCGCCTTTACTCATCGTTCAAATCCTTCGCCAAAATAACCGCCGTCGCGGTGTAATCTTTGAGGTGCCGTTGCCAGCCCTTCCTGCCGATAATTTCCATCGCGTCACAACCGAGTGACTTCGCCCAAACCGATATGGACTTCTCCGCCTCAGTCAACTCGCTCAAGTCCCCGCCAGCTAACCAGATGCGGCATATAGACCGCTGTGGGTAGTCCACTATCTCGGTAATAATAGCAGACTTCTCTAGCGGATGTAACTGTGCCTTGCCGGTAGCCACAGCGTGGTAGACGTCTTCCATTGTGTGCGTGCCGCCAGCATATTCCAGCGCGTCGCTGATCCACTTGTGGCACCGTTCCCAGTGTCCACCTAGCCGGTCACTATCCGATAATAAGATAGGCGAAACGTGCATCGTGTCCTGCATTTTGATAGTTAATAACCATAGTACCGTCTGTGCTTGTGCTGTCTATGTATGGGTTGTGATGCCACGGGTCGTGGTCAACGCCAGTAAAAAACACCAAACTACTGGTTGAGTATCTAGGCTCATCAACAGTTACCTGTGTTGTGGTAGCTAACAAAGTAACATATCCGATACTATTTAAGCCGCCATTTATCGTGCGATTAAGAACCTCTGCAATCTCTCTTGTGGTTGCTGTAATTGGGTTTAATATTCTAAAATTAGTTATTCTTTCAGAAGTTGTCATCGCCTACCCACCGGCCTCACGTCAACGTCAATGCCGTGCGCGTATGACCATAAGCCACTCAATACCATCTTCACGCGGTGATAACGGTCGTGCGCCCTAAACGGCACAAACCCCGAGGCATTTGTCGTGCCGCCAGCCTTAAAGTTTACCGTGTCTGTGGGCGTGCCTCTAAGGCCGATTGACAAGTTAACCGTGCCACCTTCGTGGTACGGGTACAGGCGCGTGACGATTGAATGATTGCCGACTTTGACCGCCGCCTCACCTGTTACAATAGTGCCTTCCATTGGGTCGCCAGAAAACGCCGCTATCTTTGCGCCGTTTGCGCCGCCAAACAAATACTGGCCGCCTTTATACAGCGCGCTATCAAGCGAGGCTGGCAGGGCGTCTAGGCTGGTGTTGATGTTGTCTAATTGCTCTAGCGAATAGCCAGCCGTAAAGAATGGCGCGACCAAATCGTTTTTAACCCTCACCAAAGACCACCTGTTAAGGGCGTAGTTGAATATCAACAATGTATCTGGCTGATCGTCGAGTGAGCTGTTCGACACATACGACCAGACCGCAAGCTGATTTTGCGGATCAACGGTAGACGTCATCTTATCCTTATACGAGAAGTTGAAATCTTGCGTCAGGAAAAACCGATCCACCTTCTCGGCTCCGATCGGCTGTGAGCGCGCCCCGTCGAACATGTAAAAGCCGTCGTCAGACAGGTAGAATATGTTGTGGCCGATATTGCAAACCGACCCCGGCACCTGACAACCTCTAGCGGTCTCAACTTTGTCAAACTGGAAGATCAACGGCGGGCCAGAGTAAGTGGCTCGCACGATGGCGCGCTCCATCAGGATCGTGCAGTATTCTCCGCCGACCATACCGGTAATGGCACCGGCGTCTGGTATTTCTTGGAAGTCACTTTGGTCGGTGCCAGCCGTCCAACTTGTTGCGTCGTTAAATCCAGACCAGCGCACCTTATACGGCACACGCCCAGAGCCTTCGTCGATATTAGCCGTCCACACAAAGTCACGCACAACCGTAATAAAGTCAGCCTTTGGCGGCGTGCCGGACAAGTTAGAAAACGCGGTGTCGGTGCCTAGCTGAAACTTTTGCAACTCTTCGCCAATGCCGCCGGACGCAATAACCGTGTCGCCAAACTGCACAAAGCGCCAACGCTCGTTACTCTCCAAGTCATAAGCAGGTGTTCCTGACTTACTGACGTCGTCTAGGTTTGTTGTGCCAGCGTTAAACAGATACAGCTTTGATGCGTCACCGGCGAACAGGCGCACGGTGCCGTCGTTATCTTTAGCCGCAAACACGTTTAGCAAGGTGTTGGACGCCGCGTTTGAATAATCAACAAACTGGTTAAAACTGCGATAGCCATTGTACGCCGGTATCACGTTTGTGGCCTCGACGACGCCAGCGTTGGTAAAGTCAGGCTGATCCGGTAGCCATTCGCCAAAAGTAATCATTGTCCCAACCAAGTTGCAGTTGTTGTTGTCTGTGTCGCCCAAATGCCAGCCGCGTCAGGTATGTCAGTCCACGTCGCTGGTGTGTCGGCTTCACCCGTCCACTCTTCGCCCAATATACTGCCGGTGATTGTAGCAGTAATTTCTGGCTGTGCCGACCCGACCATAGCAAACTCGCCAACCGGTGCCGCTGTGGCCGTGGCGGCGATTTCTGCTTCACCTTCAAATGCGTAAACCAAAAACGCCTGAGCCGTGGCGTTAAATGCAACAGTCGCCGCGCCGCCGTATGACGCAATAAAGTTGGCGCTTGCAGTGGCGCTGGCCGCACCAGTGACTGACGCCGCAAATGGCTGTATGCGATTGGCTGTCGCAGTGGCAGTCGCCGCAATAGACGCGGCGCCGTCAGTGACCTGCACATGCTGAGGCGTGGCGGTGGCGGTTACAGCCACAGTCGCGGCGCCTGCTATATCGATAGCAAACTGCACAGCGCCGGTGGCAGTTAGCGCGACAGATGCGGAACCCTCAAACGCGCGAACCTCAAGGTTCGCCATTTGCTCAAGCGTGCCAAACGTGTCTAACTGCTCAAGCGTACCCCAGTTGTCTAGCTGTTCTAGCGTGGGGTTTGACCAGTCGACTTTAGTTAGCAGTAACGCGCTATCCAGTGAATATGGTAGCGCGTCAAGGCTTGACGTAAAGTTGTCTAGGCTCGGGGTTCCTGTCGCCATTACCGCACCTAAGCCGCAGTGATGTCGAGATCACCCGTCGGTATTTTCAAGATGTCGCCGGACGCGATTGTCTTGGCTGTGGTGAACGCGCCGTGAATGAGCAGGTTGCCCGCGCTTGCCGCGTCAAAAATGCCGAAGTGCGACACGCTACCCCAAGAGCCAGTGGCGGCGGCAAACTCGATAGCCGCGCTGTTTGATGTGGTGCCACTAGCCGCCGCGCTAAACGTAGCCGCCACGCGGCTGTAGTTGTTGCCGGTCAACTCGGTGCCGCTGTTGTCGTCGTTAAACGACCCAGTCGACAGGCCGACATATACGGCTGATGGCATAGTGTAGGAACCGACAGACAGGATATGATCCAGTATCTCGTTCTCCAGGTAATCGGACATAGCAGACATAGTTTAGCTCTCCACTGCTGAATTTTGGCGTTGATATACACTGCTGATAAACAACGACCCGGTGCCATAATGCGAGCGTTGCTCATCGACCTTGATCTCTTCGAGCGCAAGGTTGAACCGTTGCAGGTACTGCGACGCACGCGCCTCATCTAGCAAGAAAGCATACGCCTCGGCCAGTGCGCCGTAAAGGTAGGCATCCGGCGACCGGCTCAGGATGTTGTTTGTCTGGTTTGCGGCTGACAGGGCTGTGATCGTGCCGATGTAGATAATCTCCATCGTGTAAACCGCATCCGGCACTGGGCGCAGTTTAATCTCGTCGCCCACAATGCTGTAGCCTAACGGCTTGCCTTGACCGCCCGACGAAAACTTTGTGTCTAGGGCTGACGGGCTGTAGTAGGACAGCACGGTCAGCGGCGTGGTGTTTAGCTTCACCTCGCGCACCTCGCGCAAGTCAGTCGGCAGGGCTAGGTATTCGTTACCCGCAACAGTTGACGCTGTGGCGCGTTTTTCCTGACTGCGTGTCTCCAGCTCGCGGCTCATGCGAGCCTCAGCCATTGTGATGAAGTCAGGTATCTGCGACGTTAGGTCGTCGCGCGCCAAGAAGTCGGCGATCGCCAGCTTCAGATTGTTGTAGGTATCGACTGCCATTATACGGTTCCGCCGCCTGTTCTAAAATCACGGTTTTGATGATCGTTCAGCCACGCCTTCCAACCCTTCGGGTTTTCCTGCGGTGTGCCAAGCGTCTCAATCAGGTGATTATACACGACGTTGGGGATTTCCGCTACATGTTGCATGTGGCGCTGGGTATTGCCGATCATACTGCCCTTGGAGTAGTCGTTATTCATTTGCCGGTTTAGTTTTACCAAGCCCTCAAAACTTTGCTTTTGCTCAAGGTATGTCGAACCGTCGTTGTTTTGATGCAGGTAAATCTCTTTGCCGGTTAGCGGGTCTTTTTGTATTACGCGCTTCATATTCCACCTATGAATTAGAAGAGAGGGGGCAGTCGCCCGCCCCCTCAGTGATATTATGAACCGCTGAGATCAAAAATCCCGGCGTGGGCCTTGGGGGCCGTAGGCTTGAGTGACCACTCAGTCACCAGGTGACTGGTGGTTGCATCGCCGTCCTTGGCCAGGTCTTCTTCAAGGAAGTTACGGCCGTTCAGTGTGCAGATTGAAACAAAATCTGGATCAATCAAGAACACCCGGTCGTTACCCATCAGGCGTGATGGAACCGCCTCGACCGTACCGAAATCGGTCAAGAAAACACTGGTAGACCCGACGTATGTGACTTCCTTAGCGGCAGTCATATTTACGTCGTTAGAAACCAGATTACCTGACGCACTTAGGTCAGAAAAATTGGCTCTATTGGTGGCACTGGCAACCATCAGACGTGGGTTACCGCCGTCTGTCCAGGCGTCCTGCATGCCGTCTTCGATAAGGGCAAGTGTCAATGCCCGGTCGTCGCCGTCAGTGATTGTGTCTGTGCCATCACCAGTCGCAAAAGCACCGGCAGTCGCACCGACTGACCCGTTTGTGATCCAGCAAGAAAGTGACGCTGACTTGCGTGGGTCTGAACCAGAACGGGCAACGTCGGTGTCACCGATTGCCTTTTCGATGTCACGACGAAGCTCCAGGGCTTTTAACACTTTTTGGTAGTTGTGTTCACGCTCACGCCCGGCAGTATCGACAGCGTCGAGGGTGCCAGATGTTGCGAAGACCTTTTTGGAGATCTGGTGATAATTTCCAACGCGGCTTGTTGGAGTAGCGGCGGCGGTTGAAGTTGTCGCCCCCTCATTATGATAGTTGGTAGCTGACGCCGCTGTCAGCTCCTGGACCTGCCATTCAACAAAAATGCCGTTTGAGGTCTCTTTTTTTACGTTAGAAAAAATTGGTGTTTCGGCCGGGTCGATCCGGTAGATAATATCCGCCAGTTGTTCCCGTTCACCTATAGCCGCTCCAGTAGCGAATACAGTCATTTTATTTACTCCTTGGGCTATCTACCCATTAGATACTCAACAGCGGCATCCACGGTTCCAGCGTTTTCAAAACGCTTTTTCGCTTCTTGCCGAGAACGTGTAGCAACTTCACGCTTGGTTTTCGGGCGTCCTGCCTTAGCCATCTTTGGCGCCTGCCGGGTGCGTTTTTTGGCGGCGGGCTTCTTCGACTGAAGGTTGTCCCACTTCCACGCTTTGTAGAGAAGCTCAATAGCCCGCGCGTCAGACGCGTTGGCGATCTCTTCTTCGCTAAACCCAATACGACGCTGTGCGTACTTGATGACTTCCTGACGCTCATTCTCGCGAATGTCGTCGTTCTGCCAGTCAGGTATGCGTTGCAACATATCGGCGCGCTGGTGCTGTAAGTGCTTTTCCAGATTGCGCTGATGATCCTGCATCTGCTGTTCTGCGACGCGTTGCCTCTCGGCTTCGACTGCTTTCTGCTGTTCCTTGTACTGATCCCATTCGGTCTTAGCTAGGAACAAGTCACGCTCGCTCATCGTTTCGGCTAATGCTCTCCAATCAGGTTCCTGCTGGACTGTCTGTTGGATTTGGGCGCTCAACAAATCAAGTTGCTGTGCGTAGGCGTCGCGCATTTGCTTAACCTCGGCCGCCTCTTGCTCAAAGGCTTTGCGCTGGTTAGCCAATTCCATCGACTTCCTAGTAAATGACTTCTGCATCATAAATCCAGACTTCAAAGTGTCCAGGTCTACCTCTACCTCTTCGCCGTCGATTTTGACTTTGTAGGTCTGTTGAGGCTCTTCGACAACTTCGTCGTCTTCATCATCGTAGTAGTCATCTTCACCGTCAGCGGCTTCATCATCATCGATGTCGTCATCCGGCGCCTCGTCGGCGTTATCGGTGGCGGCATCTAGTGCCTCAGCCTCAGGCTGTTGAGGCTCGTCTTGAGCCTCGTTCTCTTCTGCCGCAGTATCCGCTGGGGGATTGCTCAGAAGGCTTAATGCGTCATTCATTGAAAGGGTGTCGGTTCCACTCGGATTATCGACCATAATGTCATCACCTTATGTTGTTAATAATATTGCGGCGCTTTAACTCTTCTATCTGCGCCTCTGCCAACTTACCATCCTCGACCACGCTTTGAAAATACCCCCTTAGAGCATAAAGCGCTTGGCTCAGATTATAAATACGCTCGCGTGCCTCAGTGTCGGCAACTTCGCTCGACTTCCACGCCTCAATAAACTTGGCGTCCAAATGCTCAAACGCCTCGATAAAAAGCTCATGCCGTAGCAGGCTGGCGGCCTTCTCAGCCCGCGCCTGCTTGTCCCTTAGTTTGTGTTTGTCCAAAATTAATCTCCACCTTCAGACAAAACCGCTACATTGCCGTAATCATCAATATACTTACTGCCGCCTTCCCACGTCCACTTCATCTGACCACCGGGCGGACTAATACGCCGTTCAGCCTCAGTCATTGGGTCAAGTACCCGATACCTAAATTCTTCTTGTGGTGTAAGCCGCCGTCTTTGACGCTGTTGCTGTTGCTGTCGTTGTTGTTGCTGTTGTTGCTGTTGCGCGGCCTCTCTGTCTGCCATCTGCTGTAAATAATCAGGCGTAATCTGTTGAGCCTGATAATTTGAAACGCCGCCTTGAGGTTGTGCAATCGGGCCTAACAGGGACATACCGGAAAGGTCTGGCGCGGTGCCAAAGTATGACGGCACAGTGGCTGACCCCATTCTAAATAATAGGTTTTGCTTTAGAAAATCTTGCTCCGCCTGCTGATTTTCCATTTCCGGCGAAATGTCCAGAAGCCCCATACGGGCATACCCAACAGGCCCAGTTCCGCCGACCTGTTCCATTATTGGGCTGTACAAGTTGTTAAAATACTCAGGCGTGTACGCTTCCTGCGGAACAGAAACCTGACGAATATAATCTTGAGAAGATGCAAGTCCCATATTTCACCTACGATAAAAGTGTGTATCCTGTTAGGTCAGGCGCTTTGCGGAAATACTGCGGCCGCGTAGCGCCAGCGCGCCGGAACGCCAAGTTGGCTGTGTCAAAATCCATCTGCGGTATGCCGTAGCGATCAGCAAACAGGCTCATGCCCATAGGCGCAATATCCAGCAATCCCATACGCGCATAGTCGCCAGCCTCATACGGGCCAGCGCCGGTAACCGGTGTGCCAAACGGTAGGTCGGCGCTCATGCGGCACGCCTGCAAGTCCTCGTCGAAGACGTAGCCGTCTGGGCATTGGTCTTGCTCGCCGGTCACGGGGTTGTACTCTGCGGGTACAATGTCTGGGCCGTCGCCGCCCATATCTGAGCCGTCGCCCATACCACTTTCACCAAAACCTGTTGTTACATATGGGTCTAGACCAAAAACATCCGAAAAAAAGCCTGTCATACCAAAAGACGGGGCTTGGCTTTGGAAGCTCTCAAAAATTCCAAGGCTTGGATTTGTTGTTCTGGTAAAGTTTTGTGTTCGACCCAAATCAAACCCAAGCAGGCCCATAAGTCCGGGCGCTTTTCCGGTTTGGTAGGCGTTTCTTATAGCCCTATCAACCCAATTTTCCCTTTGATCTGGCGGAGCCATAGCTATTGTCGTCATAGCTTTTGCAAGGTTTACGTCAAAGCCCCTGCCGCTACTTTGGTAATCTGCTCTAGCCGCATCAATTTCGCCTTGGCTGGGTGCAGTAGTCCTGCCAGCAAATGCAGGGGTTCCATATCTTGCCTGACTTTCGCCGGGTGACATACCAAGGCCAGTTTGACTTTGGCTTGATGCGTCATCGTGGGTGCCATAACCATACCCAGTGTCTGCGTATCCACTGCTGTATCCGCTATCAAAACCACTATCTTGTCCGCCCATATCACCGGGGCCACTCATGCCCGCATCACCACCGGGGTCGCCATCATTCTCACCACCGGTTCCGCCCCAGCCACCGCCGTGTCCCACGTCAGCATAAGCCGGTATGCCGTGTACCTTTTCACCCGATCCACCCATAGCCTTTAACAGCTTTGCTTCGTCTGGCGTGATGTATGCCAGCAGGTGCTTCTGGCCTCTAATCTTGGTGGTGCGTGGCGGATTTTTCATTACTGCGCCCTCGGTAAGTTTGTTGATATTTCGGCGTCGGTCACTGCCTTAGCCACGCGCAGTTGCGCCTCAGCCTCTAGCTCTTGGCGCCGTATGTCCATTTCCATAATCAGCTTCTCGCGCTCCAGCTCAAGCTCGGCCTGCATGCGCTCGCGCTTCAACGCGATATCGGCCTCGGCCTTTTGCTGTGCAAGTTGCATATCCATTTGCGCTTTTTGCTGTGCCATCATCAGCGCCGGATCTTGTTGCGGCTGTTGCTGTGCGGCCTGCTGTTTCTGCATTGCCAGCGTCTGGGCGACAACCTGCGGCGGGTTGAAGAATTGGTCGGCATCCTTAAAGCCGCCAATCTCGGCAATCGAGCGCAATGTATTCACATATTGCGGCGCTGACACCAGCGGGTTATCGGCGCCTAACTGCATCAGGATTTGCTCTTGCTTCGCCGCAATCTGCGTCAGGAACGCAATCTTGGTTTCGTCGTCAGTGGTGCCAAGCCCGACCTGCACGATGGTGTCAAACTGCGACTTCCACTCGGCCGGGTTAATCGGCACAAAGCTGTTGTTGAGGCGTAGCATCTTCTCGTTGGTGTCGTGCTTTAGCACAAGCGCCAAGATGCCCTTAAACAAGTCCTTCACGCCGGTCTCGGCCATTGTGCGCGCGTAGCTTTCCAACTTGATCTGCGCGCCGCGTACCGTGGCGGCAACCGCACTAGCGGTAGACGACTGCAATGCGTTTGCGTCGAGGCCCTGCGACGCGGCTGACATGCCGGTGCGCTGTTCCTTGACCGTGTCCAGGTAATCCATCAGCGGCCGTATTTCGTTACCCACAGACGCGCCAGCAAGTGGCTGGATCATGCCCGGTTGGCGAACCCGGATCACACCGCCAGCCTGTGCATCCAATAAATCGTCAAGATTTACGGCGCCCTCGACCGCCGCTATGCGCGGCAGTGTCGACGAATAGACGCTGTCCAGATACTGGCGCATCAGCGTAGTCTTGATGACCTGCAAGTCCTCGGTCATGTCGTAGATCGAGCGACCGACCAGCCGGTGCGGCATCAGGATAGGCGACGCAACCGCAAACGGGATGTGATCCCACGGCTCGTTGTGCAAAATCTCGGCGCCGTCGGTGCCAATCGCGCAGATGCGGCGGCGCTCGGCAATGCCGTCGCCGTCGAAGTCGACGTTCATGATGCACTCGTGATAGATGACCGAGCGCAAAGTCGGGTCGGCCGGATCAACGCCGGTCGCGGCCTCGATGTCTTGGAAACGGTTGTTTACCTCGCGGTCGGTGTCCAGCTCATTCTCGCCTGCGTACTTCTCGACCAAGTCGCGGTCGTAACCCATAGCCACAAGCTCGGACACAGTCAGCGACGTGCGGTGCGCCATAAAGTGCGCGTCCTCAAGCGAGGTGCAGTGACGCGACACGAGAAACTCTTCGGGCGGCACGTTGATGACCTTGATCTCGCCCTCGCGCCGTGTGACGCGGACGGTCAGGTCGTACTCAGAGCGAAGTGGCACGGTCTCGCCGGTTTCTTCGCTGTACATGCTTTCCATTACGGTTTCGGCCTGCTCGACAATTTCGACGTCGGGGTCATTCATCAGCATGACCAGCTCGTCTTCGGACAGGCCGGTGTACTCTTCCTCGTCTACCTGTTCTTTTTCCTCGTAGAAGAATTTGACGACGCCCATACGAAATAACAGCGCGTCCTTGAAAAACGTGTGAAGCAGTTTATAGCCGTCATTACGCTGGTTGATGATGTAGTTAACGTAATTCGACGCCTGCTCGGCGGCCTCGACGTCCTCGGCAGTGCGAGGCGCAAAGCGGACGTATTTGTCATTTGCCGTAAACACGCGCATCAAATTTGGCATGATGGCTTCGACGGTGTCGGCAACCTCTGTGGCGACTACAGACGACCGGCCCTCTACCTCGTTGCCCAGCGGCTCACCCAGATAAAAATCAAGGGCGCGTAGGCGCTCCTCGGTGTACTCGCTGTCAAAGTGGTTTAGCGCGTCGGTGATTTCACCTGACACGATCGAGCCGAGCTGGTAGTCGTCCATTTTAGCCATTTTTCTTCGCACCTTTAGCCACGCGTTTTGGCGCGGGTTTTGCTTTTATTGCAGTGGCATTATCGCACACTTCCTTTGTTTGTTCTAGCGGGGGCTGGACGCGGCGTATGCGGCCCACTGTCGGGCGACGCACCATCATTGCATTGTCACCTTGCGCGTCTTCTTTTTCGCGCCCTTGCCCGTGCCTTTAACCGGCGTGTTTATCTTGGCCGCAGTCTCGGTGTGACCGCTGGTTGTCGCCACAGTCTTTGGCGGGCGAGGCGCTGGTGTAGTCTCAGCGACAGGGTTTTTGCCTTGGATACAGCGTTGCTTAATTTCGCAACGCCCACGATATGGGCAGTTGTCACATACAATCATTTTTTCGCCTTTTTCTTTTTCTTCGCAGTTTTTGCCGCCTTCTTAAACGCGGCGGCGCTCGGCGCGCCACGCGTGCCGGGCTTTCTCATTCTCTCGCCGGAGCCAGCGGCAATGCGCTTACGCTTGGCGTGGATGTTTGCGTATAAACCTTTAGCGGGCATACTTCTTGCCGCCCTTGCCTTTTTTCTTCATGCAAGCCATTACCTTTTTCTCGCTTTCTTTTTTGCCGTGTCAGATAGCTGACTGAAGTGTAACACCTTTTTGCTTTTCGGTGTCATCCGCGCGCCGGTCATAATTGTGCCGTCCTTGTGCTTATGCACGGCGCCACGATATTTTGTGCCGTTACGAAAGTAGTGTAGTCCTGCCGCCATATCAACACTTCCATCTGCGTCGAGCCGCCTTGCCGCGCGGGCTAGTCCAGCTCCTCGATCTGGCGCAAAAGCTCTTGCGCCGCTTGGCGTCCTTACTGCCCGGCTTTACTTTGCCGGTCACTGGCGCCTTTAACTTTGAGCCGGTGGCTCGGTTGTATTTTGCACGACCCTTCGCGGTAAGTCCACCGCCCTGCTTAACCGACAGCTTCTCGCCGCGACCGACTGACAGGCTTACGTTTTTCTTTTTGCGGGCGGGCATTAGTACAGTATTCCTTGCTGTGGCTGTTGGCGCATGCCTTCGCCTGCGGCTAGTAAGCCCTGACCGCCAGTAACAAATAGTGGCACGCCCTCTTGTATCGCCGCACGCATTTTAGGCGTGATTTCGATGGTGAAGCGGTCGCCCAGCTCTTCAACGTATTTGTTGCCGATAAAGGCATCTTTGTCGAAGCGTTTGGCTACTTTTTTGGCTACTTTCGGGATGATCTCGTCGTAATAAACTTCAAGTCCGGGGTTATTCCACCGATCAGCCTGCAAATCACCCGGTGAAAACGACACATATCTTTTGCCTTCGTTTGCGGCCTGTATCAAAAGACGCTTGATGCCAGCCTCAGCAAATTTCTCTGAGTTTCCGACAAGCGGGCCTATAGGTATGTCAGCCCTAAATTCACCCCTAGTATTGTCAAGCTCATCTCTGGCGCTTCTTATTCTAAAGTCAAGATCTCCCATCTTTGTGGCAATGTCTACGCCGTCAAAATTTGACGGGTCAATCGGAAGTTCTCTGCCATCAGCAGTTAGCGCAACTTGGTCTGTGCCTCTCATAAGAGCGTTTACCTCTCTGCGGCTGAGAAGCTCTGAACCGTCTTTTGCTTTTATAGCCAAACCGGCCATAGCATAATCTTTGTCAAATTCGTCATTTGTTATTTTTACACCGCCAACTTTTTTAGCGATTTTGTTCATAAAGTCTCTATAAAAAGCATCCCTCTCATCCACAGCATTGTTTAGTTTTTGCTGTATCGGCTCTACCTGCTTTTTTATTTGAGCCAGTTTTTCCCTGTCTTTTGGGGTATCAAATCCGTATTTTCTGCCTTGTTGTCCCCAATCAGACTGCAACTCTTCAACATACAAAACATCATTTACACCGCTTTCGGTATTACGATCTTTGGTGCGAGAATGAACCGCAATATTAGGTTCGTCAAAATGGCCTTTTTCATAGAAATAACCTGTCATGCCTTCATATTCAGGTATTTGTAAAAGGTTTTCGCGGTAGTTTGTGCCACCCTCTTCGACCCAGCCCTCTTCGCCAAATCTAGCCTCGCCAGCTCTGCCAACGCCTATATCGCCAGCATCATAGGCCGCATTAGTTGCTAAGGCTCTAGCTTCGTTCAAGCTCCAAGCCTCTCCGCGTATCGGAGCGCCAGAAGGGCCATAAACCTCGTAACCAAAGTTGTCATTCCCTCTAATTTCATAATCAGTGTCTTGGTCGCGCCAAACAAATCTAGGCTCTTCATAATACTCTGCCTTTGCTTGATCTGCAAAAGCGCTTTCAATTTCCTTTTGTTCAGTGTGTGAAAGCCTGTCCGCCCAAGACGTCATTTCGTTAGGAAAGTTCTCATTATTCGCCCTAAACGCTAAGTTTGACGCGTAATCTTCATCAAAGCCAGCGCCTATCAAAGCTGACTTTATATCGTCTGGATCGAACATATACATTAGATCATCGACGCGTCCAGATATGTCGTAATCGTAGTCAGGCTCCATAATTTCTGGTTCGCCAAAGCGAAGCTGACTTTCGCCAAATATATCGCCACCCTCAAGCACCGTTTCCTGCGGCCTAATCTGCTTCTCCTGCAACAGACCAACCAGCTCTTCGCGTGTAACCTGCGGCTGATCTAATAATCCGCGCAGTCCGGGTGTAAACGCTATTTCGTCAGGCTTTACACCGGCGTTTATAAGCATCTTTTCCATCTGCTGACCGGTGCCTTTAGCTTGCGGTAAACGCGCGGCCGCCTCTAACGCCTGACTATAAAAACCCAGATCGTCGACTTGGCGCGGCGGTATTGTGCGCGTTACGCCGCCACCGCCCCCAGACATGCCGATAGCGCCCGCTGGCTTGGGTGCCAGTAGTCCGGCGCCAGTAAACAGCCCAGCGGCCTCTGCGGCGTCTGCAAGCACGTTTTCGGACAGCATACCGGTATATGGGTCGGTTTCTAGGGGCATACCGCCCATACCGCGCGCCACAGTGCGCGCGACCGACTGAATAGGCGCAGGGAACGACAAAACGCGCTCGCCCTGCGGAGTAATGGCAAACGGCAAAATCATGCCAGCGTCGGCGTAGTCGCCCAAGCCGTACAGCGACTGCATCAGGGCGTCTGAGTTATTCGGCGTACCTTGTGCGCCTCGCATCATCATGTCGTCGGGGGACAGTAAGCCGTTCATCAAACCACCCAATTCGTCTTAGGTTTCAGTGTGCGATTGTGATTATAACCCCTTGAGTAGCCGCCAGCAACCGCACCCTGCCCCGCGAAGGTCAGCACAAACGCGTCGGCCACGTCGGGCGACCTTTGGCCCCTACGCTTCATCTCGTCCTTGCTCTCGACCTTCAGCTTGCCGGTCGACAGGTATTTGTACCGTATGCCCGACAATTCCGCCATTAACGTGCCGTCGTCCGGTATGTGGCAGTCTCGCGCCTCAAACCACTCGCGGGCGCCCCAAAACAGCTCATCGCGTAGCCGGTTAAAGCGATCCTTTAGCGACGCAGTCTCGGATACCGACACAGCGACGGCGGGCATGTCCAGCTCGCGCAGGCGATCCGCCAGACCGGCGCCCAAGCCGATTGCGTCAATGTATATCGCCTGCGGGCGCATGCTGTACGGCACGGCGTCGTATTCCGATAGCACGATACCGGCCAGCTCCATCAGGTCTTTGTTCTGCCACGTCTTAATCGGCTCGACCAGCACGTTGCCCTGTCGCTTCGCCAGTGCCGACCGGTCGCCGCCAAACCGCGCCACGTCCAAGCCCCAGACGACGGGGGTGGTTGGCCCCGCCTCGACGTCGCGTGTCACGGCGTCCTCGATTAAGTGCAACGGCAACAACACGTCGTCAGATTGCGTCGGAAACTCGCCCAGCACGCGCACCTTAAACACGTTGCTTTCGGCGCCGTATTTTTGCGCCATTTCGTCGATAAATTTGGGGTCGACGTACTCGCCCTCTTCGCAAGACACAGTGATGCAGTGCCACTTGTCGCGGTCATTATGGAACGCGTCGTAAAAATACCCGTCGGATCGCGTGGGGTTCCCGCACATGATGATTTTCGCGCCGGGGGTACTTAGCGCGCCGCTGGCCGTCTCAAATATCACGTTAGGCACGCCGGACGCCTCTTCGACCACAAACAGCATGTGGGGGCTGTGGAAGCCCGCCAAGCTCTCAGGGTTTTCGCGCCTCGATGTACGCGCCACGGCGAAGCTGTCGGTTGCCCCTTTGAGCGATATTTTGTCGCTCTTAAACTCCAGCAGGTCTTTGAACGCCGACGGCATATTGCGCGCCCAGCGGTCTATCTCTGTCCACAGCACGTCGGATAGCTGGTGCGCGCTGTTGGCCGTCACGGCGACTTTGCAGGGGTAGTGCGTCATCAGCCACCACAGCACGACCCAGCTCTCAAATGCGGTTTTTCCGACGCCGTGGCCGGATTTTATGGCGACGCGGTCGTTTTCGGCTATCGCGTCTAGGGCTTTGCGTTGCCATTTTTGCGGCGTGGCTTGCAGTACCGTCTCAACGAATAGGGCGGGGTCGGCGCGTAGGGCGGCGATTGCTTCGACGGTGGCGTGGGTGTCAGTCATGCGTCAACTCCGACGGGGGGTGGTAGGGGTATATATTTTTCTTCCCGCCCCCCGCGTGTGAGCTGACGGGGGGGTAGCCAGATTTCGGTTATTTTTGGGCGTAATTCCAGAAAATGTCGCATAATGTCCATTATGTTTTTTCGGTATGTAACAAAAACAATGACTTACAAAGCCTGTGGATAACTTTTGCGTCATTTGCCCTGTTTTGCCTGTTTTTTGTGCATCTTTTTGTTAACCGATTTTTGGTTAATTTCATCGCGCGCGCGTACTTTATCATGTGTGTTTTGTTTGATTTCTATAGCTTTAGCCTCAACGACATCAGCGTGCTTTAACTGAGCCGCTTGATTGACCTGCTGTAGCAAATCGAGATACGACCCACCAGCCTCATGCGTCACATCGACCTGTTGCTTATCGCCGTACACCTTTGGCAGTAGCCTAGCCGCCGTCCACTTGTAGTTGTCAGCGACAAGCCTAGCCGCTTGCGGGTCTATCTCGCCGTTAAGGACACGCCTGTTTATCTCGTCGAGCTGGTCAGCGTATATCATGCCGCGCGACGATAGCGCGTTCATATATTTGCGCTCAAAGTCCTTGTCGTTGTAAATCTTGTTCCAAGCTGTCCCCCAAGCTGGCATGTCCTTGTCCTTGCACACTGACTGCCCAGACCGGCCTGATGTGACGCGCTCTAAAAACTCTGCCCAAACCTCTTCGGTGATTTTATGAGACATCGTCATCCTCATCGTAATCGTCATCTTCCAACGTCACAATCAGCGTCGGCTTGTCCTCGATAATCAGTAGCGGTTGCTTACACAAGCTACACACGATTGACTGCATGCCCTCATAGACGAACCCCTTAGTCTCTTCCTGACACCAGTCACAGGTCACAGGCTCGGTGAAGAAATGCACCACATGCCTTTCGCCGAATTTTATGATCTCAGCCATCCACGTTCACACACTCTGCCGCACACGCCAGATAACCGGCACCGTCGACGTAATTGTCATCGTGATATGGATTGCTTTTGACACGAGCCAGCTTGAGCAAAGCCATCATCACCCCAACGTCGTGCGGCTCGACCTTGTGTCCTAAGTGCGTCGACCAGTACGTCGCAATGGTCGCAAAATTATCTTCCATATTCCCGTGATCGTTGGCGCGATCCTTTGTCACATATTCCTTTGCCGTATCGAGGCACTCTGCACGCTTCATTCTGTTTCCTTTACATCAATAACTTTCAAACCACATACGATGCAATCGTATTTCTTTTTGTACCCGTCGTCGCTTCTGATAAGCATAAGCGAATGACAGCTCGGACAACGCTGTTGCGACAACAGCCGCGCCATTGATCCATCGCCCTGTTCAATCTTCGACATCGCTTCCCTCGCTCCAAGGCACCGACAGTGTCGCTATCGGCGAATAGCCGCGCATCAACTCGCGCGGCCAGACATCGATTGTAACACCCGCCTCGGTGCGTTGCACGTTTACTGTGAGATTGCGTATATCAATCCACGTCGACTTACCGAGCAACATATACTCGCGGTCTTTCAGTACGTCGTCGCGCTCATTCTCGTATTCGATCAAAACGGTATCTCGTCATCCAATAATAACTGGTTCTTCGTTATGCTCTCGATCACGGCGCCAGGGAAAACACTCTTCGCCTCAGCCGCTACCTTGTTTTCGTTCAGCCACTTTTCCAGAACGACGCCCACTTCGTCAACGCTAAAAACCTTCATCTCGCGGTTTTCCTGCGCGACCTTGCTCGCCTCGTACCCATTGGCCGTTATCGCCAGCACCGTGCCATCCGGCATCCTGCCCTCGATATAGTCGCCGGTCAGCGGCTCGGCACCACCCTCTATCGCCGCACGCTCGATAGCGGCGCAACCCCTGAGCGTCACCTCGACCTCATGCTCAACGCCCTCAGTCTTATCGATAGCCGCATTGAGCCTGTCTAGCTGTTCGTAAAACCGATCACGCAATTCAACCGGCACAAGCCACGGCAATCTGTCGACACCCCATTTTCGCTCTAACCGGTTCACCTCATCGTCGTACTTGTGTAACGCCGCCTGCTGACGCTTGAGCGCCTCTTGGCTCGGTTGATAGT